CTTCGAGACAAACTTAATACTGTTATGGGGACTCTTGAGTCTATTCCTGTTATGCCTCTTACAAAGTTAAGATCTGAGAAAACTCTCAGACGCTTATCAGTAAAAGAGGATAAAGAAGGGAAGTTACGCGTGTTTGCTATACTTGATTATTGGTCACAGACTAGTCTTCAAAGGTTGCATAAAGAAATTAATGCTATCCTCAAGAAGATACCAGCTGATTGTACCTTTGATCAAGGTTCACGTTTAGGACGACTTAAGCCGAATGGTTCATTCCATTCACTTGATCTTAGTAATGCTACGGATAGATTTCCGATAGTGTTACAAGAGAAAATACTTTCTAGACTCACGTCTATCGAAGTGGCTCAAGCATGGAAGCAAATTCTGGTCGGGTTGCCTTTTGACTATAAAGGTAATAAATACTCTTATAGTGTAGGACAACCCCTGGGAGCTTACAGCTCTTGGCCATTATTTGCTTTGTCTCATCACTGCTGTGTGCAACAAGCTGCTAAAATGGGAGGTTTAAAACTTCCATATAGCAACTATATGCTCCTTGGTGATGATATCGTCCTAGCCGATGACATAGTAGCAAAGAACTACCGTATCATTCTGGCACAGTTGGATGTCCCTATCTCTGATGCAAAATCACATGTCAGTAAAACGACATACGAATTTGCCAAGAGATGGATACATAACGGATATGAAATAACTGGTCTACCACTCTCCGGAATACTAAACTATCAAGGGCCTGCTACGGCTCTTTCATGGTTTAGTACTATCCAAAGGAACTGGTCAGATTCAAATATGACATTATCCCGTTCTGAAATTACTCATCTTCTTAAACACGTTCTTCGTCATAAACTAGATCATAAGATCTGGTTAGAAACGAAACGTCTATGGGAAGCTATGATGTTACCAATTGGAAAGATTAGACAAGAATCCAATTTCTTAAGAAATTGGACAACCTACTCTCATTTATTAAGAGCTTATCTTGGTTGCAATGTAACATATGAACATGTGTTACTTGCTCTCGATCAGCTTATTCCAACTATTAAGATCAAAGTGTCGACAGAAGCAATCAAATTGACTGTAAAGGGATTTACTAATTATCTTAAACAACAGATAAAAGCAGTCCGTCAACATGAACAATTTGATAGGGGGATGCTTTCAGAACTCCCGCAGTTAATATCAACCCTCCCAGTTCTAGAGGCATCCAGAGCTTATGCTCAAAATGCACAACTTGAATTGGATCGTATGGAAGACTTATTCGCACAGGGCATCGAGGAGGAAATCCTCGAGAAACCTGTGGTGATAGGATTCGACCCTACGAGATTGATATCAAAAGACGCCGGCGAAATCAGATTTATGTCTCACTCAAAGGTAGCCAAAGAGCTTAAACTCTCTATTGGTCTTTATCTAAAAGAAAGAGATTATAAGCGATCTGATGCGTTCTGGAATAATCCAGACGCACCATTACACTTGTTTAAAGAAGAATAACCTAGAAGATAAACGTAGCTGTTAAAGTCAGCATTCTAAGAAGTTAAAAC